AATCCTTTAGATCCTCACATACATCTTTAGCAACTGTTATCTCAGCGGCCTCAATCAGCATACGGATATAATCATCATCCACCGTATAGGTCTCATCAATGATAAGATGCTGTTTCGCCTGTTCTAAAGCTATGTATGCCATATCTGATAATTTTATTTCATGGAAGCGATAGTGAATGATTCTTTGCGGATAAAGCCCATGTTCCAATAGGAATTGGTAATCAATCTCACCGTACCCTTTAAGGCCTGCGTGTAAGGATCCACCAATAATTCGATCCCGCCCCACTGTCCCAAGAAATAATCAGACCAGTTACCGAAAACCGCACCAAACTCATCTGAGGTTTCACCTAACTCTTTCGGTAAGTTATTAGTACTTAACGCACGATAGCCATTTAGCTGCCCGTCCCCATTACCCGTAAAAATGAACCCGCCCGCCCCGGAAGCGTCTTTCACTTTAGTCTTGGCCTTGCCGACAAGAGCCGGGTGCAAAATGTAGGAAAGATTTCCAAACAATGCGTTCTGTACATCAGCGTTGGTTTCCATAGCGACGATCTGGGCCCACGTGATATCCCCTTTAATATTCTTGTCAAGAGTATGAAACATACCATCGGGAGTATTTTCCACACCCTTGGTCTTCGCAAATGCCGACTGCTCAATCTTCTGTGCGATAGCTACCGCAATGGCTTGACGAATATAGGCCTCCACAGAAGCGTTCTCCTGCACGAGTAGTTGCTTAGAAATATCCACATAGGCGGTCAATCGCAAAGGCTTAAATAAATTATCCTTGGAGAACGCACCCGCCCCATCCTTGGCCTCAGCATTTTCGCCCTCCCAGAATACGTTAGCCCCCGAGAATTTGGGCCAATAGATATTACCTTGCAATCCGGTCATAAATCGGGCACCCGCACGGGCTAACACCAACGCAGACTGCAAGGGCAGTAGCATCTCCTGTTGCTCCTCATCAACGATCACCCCCGTAACGGCTTCGGTTGTTGCCGTAAATGGGGCGCGTTTTTCTATATTTACAGGAACCACGATGCTGCGCTTTTCAGACATTTGCGCACCGGACGTATTGTGCAGAGTCGTGGTGGTCTCAATAACACGGGCCTCCACGTCACTCTGCGGAGTTCCATCCACTAAGTTAGCGATAGCCCGGCGCAAAGAGAATTTCCCCACTTGCGGTTGGTGCTGCTTACCTTTCCCCCGGTTTTCCTCCTCATGCATGGCAATTTCAGTATTGATATCCGCAAGACGACACTGGATTTCCCCTAACTCCTTTTGCTCTCCCTCATTCAGCATACGGGTCTCTCTGCGGGCCCCTGCCGTAATCTCTTTTGAACGGGTCGCAAGCTGGTTACGTTCGTCCCGTAATTCCGTAATACTTTTTTCTTTAGGCATAACTCAAATATTTAATGATTTATCGATATTGTCATAATACTCATCCAGCTTGCGCTGTCGCAGTTCCCGCTCGGCTTGCTCCTTTCCTCTCATATAGACCGAAGTTTTTGAATAAGCGCCATCATAGACCGGAGACACGTCAAAAAGTTCCCCGAGTTTTTCAATTGACCTCTTCCAAGTCCCGTCT